CTTCTAGTGCAGCCATATCTGCTGCTTGTTGTTGATTCAACTTACCGAAGTAACCTAATTTGGCTTGTAGATTCAACAACTCATCAGAGAAAGATGCAAATTGACGGATCATGAACCCGGATGCAATACTGCCGATAACACCACCACGTATCATAGTGCTGCCAACAGAACCGATTCCATTGGCAAACTTACGTAGTTTGTTCCTCACCAACATCAATCCTTTATCTACTGCATCATCTACAGTGATAAGGATTGCAGCTTTACCAGCATATATTGCACCACGGGACATAATCTCACCATTTCAAAGAGTTTGCATAAGTTGACTTAGTGCCAGTAGGTTTGGCTGTTAGATGCTTTGGCATCATTTCACTGCTCTGTGCTGCACAAGCCCAACCAATTTGGTCACGTTCATGCAGCTTCCAAAGCATGTAGAATATCTCACCTAAGGTGTAGTCAAACTTGGATTTACTTGTTAAGGCTTCCCACTCAAGAATCATACATCTGAGAGATTCTTCTGTGACTCCTGGAACAGATTTTTGATCGATTCCGGATTTTTCATTTCCTTTTTGATCTGTTCCCAAGTCTCTCGGATAATGCCCTTCTTGAGGGGAGGAGAAAAATTTATGATGGCAGCCCAGAACGCATCCCTGAACTCATCAAGAATGGTTAAGTTCTCCATTGCATTAAGCATGTCCTCAAAGGTCAGCTTAGTGCCGTTCTTCTCCAGGAAGTAGAACATCAAATGGAGCATATTATTGTCATCCATTATGATGTCTTGCATTGCTGACTCATTTGATTGAGCATCAGCAAACATCTTCAGAAGATTGATGTTGAACCTATCCGGCAGATCTTTGTATGCCATCATAGGAGAGATTTCAATCTTGTATTTCGTACCTGCAAATTCAAATAACGCTACTGACATGACGCTTTCCTAACTAACGGAAATCCCGTATTCTGCGATATTTCCTACGTGAAAAAAGCAGAGACCGAAGCCTCTGCTTTCTGGGGTGATTAGAACTGATCTTCTGGTTCTGGTTGATCCTCAAACTTGTGCTTTTGCAGAGCTTTGAGGAGTTCTTCACGGTTGAATTCGGCATTACCTCCACGAAGACTCTTCGTGACAGTACGTACGCCTTGCACCCGTTTGACTTGAAGTGCTTCTTGAGTTTCACTCAAGGTTCCTGGTACTGCAAGCTTTACAGCTGCTTCGATTCCAAGAACTTCAGCAACTTGATTGATTGCTAAGTAAACTTCATCATTGCCTGTGTTGGACAGACCTTGAATCAGTTCCTCTTTCCTACGTTCTGGTGTCATAGTTATGCCGCTGGGGTAAAGACTGTTGGATCGTAATCTGCTGCTGTGTTTGCAACTGCAATTTTGATTGGTCGGACCTTGCAAGCAACAAGAACACAAGCTGCTGGTTTGAGCATCAGTGTCTGTGTCATACCTCCTTGCTCTGGCATGTTCTTGGTTCGATCAAAGGTACGGAAGTAACCTCTCCATCCAGAGCTACCGACTTCAGTGATGTATCCATCGAGACACAGTATGTCTCGTGGAGAACCACCTGCTCGCATTGAGTTGATGAAAGTGTTACCTTCATACTCATTGTCAACAAGTAGAGTTCCAGAGATTTCAACATCAATTTTGTCTTCACTGTACTGACGAACTAACTGATCTGGGTCACGTGAAGAATGCTCATTAGCATTTTCAGTTTCAGTCAGTGTTAAGTCACCAGACAAGCTCTTCAAGAATACCCAAACAGGAGTTGCACAAGTGCCGGTATTGTAGTAGATACTACCTTCCGAACCCTTTTTATCACACTGGGTCAGTGTTTGTGTAATTGCCATACGTCTTTCCTAAATGATGTTAGCCATTGTGATTCCAAACTGCCTGGGTATGATCCCTTCTTTCTTCAACTTCTCAAGAGTTGCAGCCATATAGGATCGTTTGGGGTAGTTTGCGTAGTAATGTCTCCTATTTTGAAACCACCCACCAAATTCATGGATGTGTGGTTGTGGCTCATCCCATTTGTTTGAGCCGTAAAACTTCATTGAACCAATGATCGAGGAAGTTTCTGAAGTTGATACAGAGAATCGAATTGTTCTTAAACCACCACGAGTTCTACTATGGACAGGCTTTCCTGGCTGTGCTGGTCTTGGAGACACTCTAATCATTCTCTTAGCATTGCTCATTACTAAACCGGATACACGATAAAGTGCTCTGTTCTTAGCAATTGCTTTACGCTGGTTGAGTTTATGAAAAAAGTATTCTACACGACCTGAGTACTTTACAGCTAGCATGACATGCCCTCAAAGTTCAACTCAGTAATAGTGAAGAACAGTCTGTGGTCCAGCTTAACTTCCATTGCAGGTTCAGTTGCTATTTCCAGAATGTTCTGGGTCCAGGCTGTTCTACATACATGAAAGTCAATTCGTTCTCTGAGGTTCAGTGCCTCCTTTATCTCTGGGAGAGTAGCTGCATCACCTGACTCACTGTCTGTTCGAAACTTGAGTACAATACAGATTGAGATTACTGGTCTTGCAGCTATTGATCGTTTCTGACCACGACCTTTGCTGTCTGCAATAACTAATTCTGTATTGATTGGTGACACATAAATACCGTCTCTCTCTGTTGCAATGTCAGAAAGAAAAGCATTCTGATCAAGAACCCACTTAACAGTTAATGCTGTTATAGATGGGTGAGTAAGACCTGTCCTCAGTGTTGTTAAATTGGATGTTAGATTTGCATAAATCTCGTCAGCTAATTCAACTAACATTATGACAGGTCTCTCTTGTAAACTGTTTTGACTATGATGTCATACTGCTGTGGATCGTTCCATTCCCATACGTTCCCTTTATCAAAAGCTACCTCAAATTCTCGATTCCTCCAAGTGATAGTAGCACCACGTATTGGTACAATCGAGTTTGCTTTTATTCTGCTAGCTTTAATGATGAAGTGAACGTGTTTGGTCTGTATCTTCACACCATTGGGATTTGTCTCAGCAGTATCAGAACTGATTGTTGCTGGCATAGACACACCACCAGGATGTGTTACGTCAGTCCAGACAATTGTATCTGATGCGTGAGCTTCCCTATAGTTTGAAGTCCACAGTGCAGCTTTCTGTAAAAAATTGGGCACGGCATTACTTCCTTATAAGTAACCAACAACTCGGGCCAATTGCTACTGTAAGCAGGAGCAACTTACAGTGTACCGTGCCCACTGCCCCTCAGCAGATTATGCGTAGGTACCAATAGTACCGTACGTTGTAGGTGCAAAGTTCAAGCTGTTGACCCGAAGGATACAGCTATTGTAGGTGCCCGCTGCCAGTGCTACTGGTTTTGAGGAACCGTTCAGTGCTGGAAGAACACCGGCAGGCATACGTAGTCCGGCACGTCCCAGAATGAAACCGTTGGTAGGAGTTGATCCTACTTTGGTTGTTCCAGAGTTCGCGTAAGGACCAGTTACACCGTAGTCCCAGTAGACCAGATCGTTCATCAGAACTTCTGCTGCTGCGGTCACGATGTAGAAGTCTGCCACCCACTTGGTGTAGACGTTGCCAACTTCCCCAGCATAAATGGGATTCGCACTGATGCAAACCACACCATTATGGATGATTGGTTCACCAGCCAGGACAATTGCTCCCATAGTGTTGTACCAGGGAATAATGTCGTACGAGGAATCTTCTCGAATGACTGCTGCTGGCAGTAAGTTCGTCAAACGTAGTGTTCCAGCACGTGCTGCTACGTTAATTGCATATGATGCTGTTGCTACTGTCATGTTTCACTTTCTTTTGTTTTGAGTGGAAATAAAAAGTAAGGCAGGGCCTTTCAGAACGCGAGTTATATTCTTTCGAAATCCGGGAGTTCTGGCCACACTGTGTTGATTCCCTACCTTACTTAGTTTCTTAGCCGTTGTTGCGATCGATAAGTAGACGTTCACGTTCATCAACTTCCACATCCCAGTATCCACGAACACCGCTGCCCAAGATATTCTCTGGGAGTGAGACTCGTTCGATGGTTGGTGATTTACGTCCACGTAGGTAGGTGATTACGTACGGGGAGAACTTGACTGACTTAGGCCACAAGAACCAAGTGCCAGCACTAACAAACGTGCCCGAACCAAACAAGCTGGTGTTGCTCATTTGTGGGAACATGATGATTTCAAACTTGTTGAACCAGAAGTTCTTCTGACCTTGAATTGTGTTGGCTGTGGTGTTGCCAACAATGACGTCTTGCTTGATGATTTCCCAAGCAGTTTCTTCCATTGTTGGATCAATAACCAACCACCACTTATCGTTGACCATGTTCTTCCAGGTCAGTCCACCACGAACCTCATTGTAGGTCATGAGTTTCTTGTAGCGTGCAGACAGGTTGGTACGGGTTAGTGCAGTGCTGGTGTTGCTGTTATCAGCATTGACAAAGAACTGTCCAGCACCGGCAGCTTCAAACAACAGATTGCCGAGCTTCATATCCGGTACCATGTAGGCACCTTCAACCATTGCATCCATCATGTCACTGATCACGTCCATATCATCGTTGATGATTGTTGGACGATCCAGAACCAACATCTTACCAACCGTATCCAGTTTGGTAGTGTAGAAGTTCTCAGTTCCGAATGTCGTGTGCTTCAAGGTACCGTCTTTCTGTACCTTATCCCACACTTCACCACCTTGGACTCGCATCTTCTGGGTGGGACGGAAGTCCTTATTGCTGGCTTCCTTCAACACTCGTGGTGCAAATGGTGGGTCCAGTTTCCATCGTTCTTCCAGTTGAATCTGGCTGACAGATTCAAGGATGTTGGAGAGACTGACAGTGCTGAAACCAGGTGAGTTGTTCAAACGGAGAGCTTCCGTCTGATCCATTGCCATTTGGTGGCTCTTGATGTGCTTGCACACATCATCAATATCGGAGTACGGGTCGAAACCACCACCAATTTGATTGGCTACACGTACAACCATTTCACCAGGAGACAGCATTGGTTTGGCAGCAGCTTTCTCAACTACTTCCTTACCGAACTTGCTTTCCAGGAATTCTGGCTTCATATTCAAAGACAAGCACATACGGAGTTTGATTTCCGATGTAAACTCATCGTCCTTGGTCTTTGGTCGTTGAGTGTTTGGCAGAGCAGGCATGTTGTTTTCATAACGATGCACTTTGATGCTGTTACGAATGTCTTCAGCAGTCTTGCCTTCATCAAAACCTTTTTCAATCAGGTCTACGTTCTCAGGAAATTCCCGAGACAGTTGATTGAACAGGACGATGGCTTTGCCTTCTCCCTTGCCTTTCAGCAAATCCAACTCTTTCTTGAGATTTTCGTTCTCAATACGGAGAGCTTCATCGTCATCAGTGTCACGTGAACCGTTGTTCAGCTTGACCGGATCAACTGGAGGTACAACAGGAGGCACGGTAGGAGCAGGAGCAGGTGGTGTAACTGGCGGCACTACGGGAGGTGTAACGTCGTCAGGCTTTTCATTGTTCAGTCGAATTGCTTCGTTCTTTAGTCGCATTCTTTCTTCCTCGTTCAGTAGTTCGAAATGGGTTTCCTCGTCTCGGCCGAATACAGTTATCGTCATTTCCCGTAGTCGAGTGTTCTTAATGAAATAAACAGGACCGGCATACTCACGTCCGTTGGCAATTAAGGTTTTACCAGCAGGAATCAGTTGGAAGTTCTTTGTAGTTGCGTCAACCCCAATACTGCCCTGATAGCTAAAACCGTTCTCAATCCCACCTGTGATTTCTTTCGTCCTCTCATTTGGAATTGATAACACAGCTTTGCCAATGACTTGCTTGTTCTCAGGCTTTTTGATTTCTGTTGTATGCCCAACCTCCTCTTTATGACGATATAAAACTGGATTCTTGTTGTTAGTAATCATTGTTGCAATGTCATACACTGCTGGGTAATCTAAGCCATAATCAGTGAGCATGACTGGATTACCGTTGTATCCAACAAAGGAAACCCTTGCAGGACCTTTAGCTTGTACTTCAATATCCATGTTCTCTAATGAGAGTGGAATTGCTTTACTAGCGTGATCGTTGTTGAATCGGTTCTTCGTCGATGTTCTGCTCATTGATTTCACCTATGATTTTTAGGAACTCAGTGGTTCTAGTTGCAAGCAGTGTTTGCATGTACTGTTCGAATGTGATTCCATATAGAGCAGCATCACGTTCTAGCTCACGTCTTGCATTCAAACCTAGCTTCTTGTACTCACGTACTAGAGTTGTTGCTCCAGATATTAGATCAGTTGCTCTAGCAGATGCGTTCTTGTTTGGATCTGGATGGACAAACAAAGCATCATAACTCAATGAGTACTTGAATGATTTAAGCTCCGCTCTTGCTAAACGAGGAAGATACTCATCATCTAATGCACTAGCATAGTCAGCCCACATCATGAATATACGACGTGTAACTGGTTCAAAATCACAACGATCAATCATGATTTTGTTAGCCCAAGGCTGTAAGTCAACTTGACTACTAGCCATGTTATGATTAGAGCTATCACCCAGAGCAAGATTCTTGGGCATTTGAATGCACCTAGCTGCTGCTCCGTTGACTAGCTCTACAAACTTAATTCGTTCTTCCCCAGAAACACTGACTGGTACCGACGACAGTTTTACTCCTGGGGGGAGAGTCGGAACCGTGCCTGGCTCGTACAGGTATCGACCTTTAGGTGGTTCTTGTCCAGAGACCGTTTCTTTGCCCCACACATTTGGATCAAGTTCC